CGGCGCTAAAGCATACCTACGTGAAAACGCTAAAAGACATCCTAGTGTCCTACCTAATTACACACCCCACAATTTTCCCAGACCGGAAATTTTCCCCGGCCCACAATTTTCCCAGACCGGAAATTTACTGAAATGCTGATGCAGTTCAGCGACGATTATCATGCAAGCTAACAAAATACAGAACATTAGTCGAGTAAAATAAGGATATGAGCTACCTGCGTCATCCTATTTTGGCGTGTTCAGTGGCTTTAGCAGCCTGTGCCGCTCCCTTTTCTCTGGCAGTCTTGGCCAATCGAGAGAGTCGAGAGAGTCGAGGGATGGAAGTCTGGCACATAGAACTCGGCATCGAGTTCGAACAGGCTATCGCGGCCAGGCATGGAAAATCTGAAATCTCTCACCTGTCTCCCGTGTCCCCACTGGTCGAGATCAAGAAGATCGCGCCAATGGAGAAGTTGAAAGGCCCGGCACTGAAAGTCGCGGTCGAAGGAGAATTGCGCAGACTCTTCCATGATCTGCCGGTCAACTTTATTTTCGTGGACAAGGCCCCTGCCGATGCAAAGAGGGTCGTGAGGGTGGTCGGCGAACGTCAAGGAATGCCCAACCTGATGGGTATCGCAGATGGAATCGACCGTCTAAACAGAGACCAGACCCACGTCATCTTTGCGTATCTCGGGAGCCTGATCGAGATCATGCGTAGAGACCAGAGCCGGGCATCTGATCCGTCGTTGCCTGGAGGAGTCGTCTTTCGTGGAGTCACGGAGAGAGAAGCAGGGATCGCTCTAGGCGTGCTCGTGGCGCATGAGATAGCCCACACCCTCGGGGCTCGGCATCTCAGTACCGAGATGGAAGATGACGAGAAGAGCATCATGGCGACGGGTTCGGCATACAGATACGCCATCCCGATGCTCGGTAAAGCGAAATGGCGCAGTGACACGGCTCTTTACCTGCATTATGTCCTGAACGGCCTACCGATTCCGAAGTGGATTCTTGTGCTAGCCGACAAGGAACTAGAAGCAGAAGGCAACGACATGGCCGCCTGTCCTCACTGCAACGACCAGCAATAAGTTGGCAGAAAGCCTTGACGTGATCCAAAGGCGTGCTAGAGGTAACATCTACGATAGAAGTTGACTCACACGTATGGAGCTACATGAGACGTTATCATTTCATCCTCGGCTGCTCACGATTCTTGTTCGAACAGAAGACGTTTCGCATTGCACATACATCGCAGTTGCCGTGGGAACGAACAGCGACTGAATTATGTTTGCCTCTGCGAGGAGGAGATATGCTTGTCGTACAGCGCGCCAGCACAAAAGAAGACGTACAAGGGATCATTAAGCCAACTTTCGAGATCTCAGGCTATGAACCTGTGTCCGAAGAGATAATTAACTGCTTGTTACAAGCACTCGGACGCGAGATCAGTCTTTGGGACTTTCTACAAAACTAACTTTGATGTTCTATGTCGAAGTACACTGCTTCTTCAAACATAACAACGCATGGTTCACGCGATTGTGCTTGGTCGAGTATGAGGATGCGGACAACGAGTCGGGAGAGCCGACAGGACGCAAAATCATCATCGAGCAGCGAGGCGCAAACTCTGCATCCGTTGAGCAGGCGAGGCAAACTGCTTTACGAGAAGTTGGGATGTAATGGGTCCGAAGAAGTACGAGACGGGCGAGCGGAACGAATATTGCCACTGCTGCCTTAGTACTCGACTGTTCCGGCCTATCATCGTTAAGGGCATAAGGCACATCAAGTGTTCGCACTGCGGTAGACTCATGGAGGTTCTAAATGAGCGAACAGGACGAGAAGATTCTTAAAGATTACGTGATAGTCAACTACAGGATAGCACTTTTATGCCAAGTGATTCCTCGCATCACAGATCTAGCACCAGAATTCTTGTTGACTTTCGCGAAACTTGAACTACGCTTTTTGGATACGGTAATTCTGCCAGAACTTGAACTATTGAAACACCGGAGGAGTCTATGAGCCACAACTATCTATTCAATATGCGAGGTGCGAAGTTGATGATCGCCGAGGAAGCGATAGGTTACAAGAAGTGGTCACCTGTAGCCCGCATCTATCGGGATGAAGGAAATTGCAGGAGTTGGTCATGGAAGAGTGAGATCTCTGAAACAGGCTGCGGAATCTACAAGAGCAAGAAAGATGCTAAAAAAGCCGCAGAAGAATATATTTTAAGCCTACTGTCAAAGAAGGAACAGATCGAGAATGGGGTTGGAGTAGGTTACGGTATGCGCGATCCCGAAACCGGAGAAGTCTACCAGGAAGGCCCCGGTAAGACAGGCGTTGTTTTCAGTGATCCCGCACTCGACGAACCTGGCGTAGAAAAAGGACTGCGATTAGTCACAAAAGAGCAGGAGGTCGATCAGGCTCTCCTCGATGCCGCACGTTTCGTAGAGAAGAACTTCCCAGGTGACATGCAGGCCATGGAAGTCGCCGGAAAGGCGTTTCTTGCTGCCCGCGACCTATCACTCGATTGATGATGCCGTGGATCGCGTCCGCCCTTGTGTTTGTGGGAGTGTTGGCTATTGGGCACCAGAGTCGATGGGGGTGGCTAGTCAATCTGGTGGGTTCATCACTCTGGCTATGGGTATCCCTGAGTGCGGGGCAGACAGCATTCGTTGTCCTGAACTCAGGATTCATTGTCCTGTCAGCAATCAATTGGATCTTCTGGATACCCCCGCAGCCTAAACTCTTGCGCCGCGTGATCTACTCCGGCAAGTGCTGCCAGATGGCTAGGCGCTTCGACACCGGTATTATTCGAGAGAACCTCGACGAAGCGTGGCCGTGGGAGCAAGGCCCAGACCACGCCCTTGACTGGAGGCCGACCATGCCAGAAGACATGGTCTACGCCCCCCTGAATGAAAACGGGAAGGCAAGACCGAGTCTTCTACCGACACCGCTCCGAACAGTTCTCCTGATCCCATATTACTGTCCGTGGTGCGGGGCAGACATTAGAGAAGCCGTCATCAAGCGCAATCACAGGTAATGGTTAAAAGTAGCCATGACGTGATATAATTCAAGGCGTGGATGACACTTATGACATCAACATCTCTGAATTCGTTGAAATACGGCCAGAAGAGGCTGATGCTCTGATAGACCTGCTGTTCCAGCAGGAAAAGCTCAAAGCACAACAGCGCATTGTGACTATCGTGCGAGAGCGTTCACCTTTACCTCTCCATAACCCGTCCCAGCTTTCTGTCTATGAAGATGATTTTCTACGACGGGAATTATTCATTGCCGACGTGGCCAAACGTCTAACTTTGGACGGGACTGTTCACACTCTCGATTATATTCGGCGTACTTTCCGCTTTTCGAGAAAGATAGCACATGCCATTGTACGCGAAGCACAACAAGAGATTCACTCTAAACTGCAAGGAGAAACAGACCTAGCTCGTAGCGTCGCGATCAACAGACTAGAGAGCATCATGCGACGTGCGAAGGATGCTTGCGATCTTTCCAACGAAATCAAAGCCTTCAAGGAATATGCTCGTATCCTAGGAATCTATCCGACTGAAGAAGGAGGTCTGGGAGATCTAGCAAAGGTGTTGAGAACAATAGCTAGATCTGAAGGACCAGATCCGACACAAGTAGTCGAAATGACCGATGACAAAGAGGAAGGACAGGAACTCATTGAATGGAGTGCTCCAGAACAGTTCGAAGAACTAGAGGAGACAATTTCTGATGATTAACTTGAAGACATACAAACGAGTATTTCATCACTTGCGAAACGATATCTACAAGTTTGGTACTGCATTCGGATTTCCTGAGCCGTCTCATCATCAGCGCAAGGTACTTGACGATATACAAGGTAATCTCGGTAATCCTACATTCATTGCTGTTAAGTCAGGCCAGGGAGTCGGAAAAACCTTAGTAGAAACGTGGATCGCCGCATTTCGTGCGTTCCGTTCTTTCATGGCACCGACCTATGTAACAGCACCTACGATGCGACAGGTCAAGGATGTATTCATCAAGGAACTTGCGTTACATCTTGAAAAAGCAGACCCGTCTTTACGCCGCATCTGGGATATTCAGACACAGCGCGCCTCTTTGTTCGGTTTCCGCGACTGGGGCGTTATTGGGCTGTCTGCTGCCCGTAACGAAAACATTGCAGGTCTGCACCATGAAAGTATGAGTTTCATCGTGGATGAAGGTTCTGGCATCGAACCCGAGATCATGGAGACGATTTTCGGCACTTTGACGAACCACGATCGTTTGTTTCTGACGTGTGGTAACCCGACACGTCGAGATGGACCGTTCTACGAGTTCTTCCATAAACAACGTTCAACATTCTTGTCACTACACACGTTCAACTGTGAAGAAGCGCCAGACTACATTGTGGATAAGACAAACCTAAGTCGAATGGAAGACTTATATGGAAGAGACTCCGATGTATACCGAGTTCGTGTTCTCGGCGAGTTTCCGACGCAGGATCCGAATTCTGTCATGAATTCGGATGATCTCGAGAAGTGTGCGAACCTCGATGTTGCTACGGCTATGATGAACTTCAAGAAGTTCGCACCTGCTGGTATGCAGTCTAAACAGTTCGGGATCGACTTCGCGCGCTTTGGATCGGACCGCAGCGTGATCTACCGCCGTTCTGGCCTTGCTGTGGTCGGTAGCGCGGTATTTTCCAAAACCGAGCCGGATGTTGTGGTGGCAAAATCATTCGAGATGCAAAAGAGCGCGAAGTGGAGCGACAATGAGACCTTCTATGTGGCTGACGCGGGCGGCATGGGACAAGGCGTCATGCATATCTTTCATCGGCGGGGTAAGCAGATATTGGAGTTCCAAAATCAAAGCCGAGCCCGTGCATCAAAGGAGTATTTTGATCGTGTCACAGAGGCATACTTCTCATTAGGAGAATTGGTGAAGCAACATGCTGTTTCGATTCCCAACGACAGCAACCTGATCCGCGAACTCTCTACGCGGCAATATCATATCGCATCCGGACGATCCGGAGGAGGTCGCATTAAACTGGAGAGCAAGGAAGATTTCAAGCATCGAGGGATTAACGATAGCAGTCCCGATCACGCAGACGCCATCGTTCTTGCGTTTTACCCCCATGCTACTGCTGGTGCGCGCGTTGCAGTGAGATAAACATGGATTGTTCGAAAAAGAACTGTAAGGGCAAGATGCATGTCTACCGTACTATGGCAGGCAAGGGTTTTGCTACACAAGAACGCTACTGTACGTCCTGCGGTGCTACAAAGACGTATTCAATTATCGAGTACGAGGAGAATATAGACGCTCGTACGCTCGCGAAACGTCTGAAGGATCGGCTAGGGGACTAGTCACACACGCACAAGTTGCTTGATGACGGACAGGCGAAAGGCATCTGGCATGTCTCTATGCACCAGGGCATTGAAGGCATCCTGAGAGCGAGCATTGCCGCCTTGAGCAAAGTAGCTACGAAGACCTCTGATGAAGAAAGGCTTCCCTGCAACAGATTCGCCAGATCGAGGAGAAGTGCGTGCGATGACTGCTCGCCCAGATTCGATATCCGCTCGGAGTCTCTCCAAAGAAATACCAGATTGTCGTAGGGAGCGAATCTGGCTCTTCCTGACTGGAAAGTCTCCACCGTGGCGAGGGTCATCTTTAGGGTTTTTGTACCAGACAAGGAATCCTCCAGGACGTGAAGAGCGAACAGGACCTCGACCGTCATGATAGAACACAGCCCAATAGTGGGGCACTCCGATCCACCACCGTCCACCTTCGAAGGTAACGCGCAAGGCATCCTTTAGAGTGCGCGACGGTGTGAAACGACGAACCTTCTCCTTCGCGTCGTTCGCGATAACGCGGGAAACGGTCCTCTTGATTTCCTCAAGAGTGAGAACCATTACAGGTCCTGTACAGGAGCCACAATGCCCATCGCTTTCGAGATGATGGAGTCTACGATCTCGTTGCCTAGAGTCTCACGCGCCTTAGCAATACGCGTCTCGAACTTCTTCAAAGCGGCCGCTTGACGTTCCTGTGGAGTCTCCTCTTGGGCCGATCCTGGGATGTCCTTGCGAGTGCCGATTTCCTTGTTTGGCTCGGTAGGAGATGACGACATCTCAACCCGAGCAGTCGGAATAGTGTCGGTGATAGTATTGAACTCGAAAGGTTCTGGACCAGAGAGGCCAAGCACTCCCGAGTCACTACCGAGCGTAACACCGAGGCCCTTCTGCAAAACTTTCTGAGCGGGACCGATGACTAGGCCCTGAAACAGCCACATGGCGTTAACGTGTTCGTTGTTTGCTCCAAGTTTGCCCGGAATCTGGATGCCTGTAATGATGGGAGGTACGCGGTGTGCTGTGACGATGCGGACGGCGACGGTGTCTAACATGTTCTGGAACCATCCATCAGCCATCTCTACACCGAGCTTCTGAACGACCGCTTGTACATTCTCATCAGGAATATTGATCGCTACGGTACTGTGACCGTTTCCGATTCCTGTTGCTCCCTTGAGAGCGGGAACGATCTCCTTATCCCAGACTTCGCCGAGGTCCGCTCCTGACAGGATAAAGATGAACTCGGGGACACCGTTGTTGAGAAAGAAGTCGTAGTTGTACTGGCTGATGCATTGAGCCAGTTCTATCTGAGAGACGGCAGCCAACCAATCAGGCACTCCATACCAGCGATTCAACGCGCTTGGACGACGAATATGGATAATCTCCGAAATGCTGTCCTGGTCTTGAAGATCCCTGCTGAGCAAGATCTTACGCTCTAGCATTTCTTTCTTCTTCCCAAAAGCAGCAGCTACGGTTTCGGAGCCGCTCTCCGTGCGAACGCGATAGTGGAAGTTGAGCGTTTTCCCGTCCTCGACGTAGATATGTACGTCTTCTGCCGCGACATGGAAGATACCAACGATCGTTTCTCCGTCTCGCACGACTTCGATGAAGCAGTTACCAACCGTATGGTAGTCTTCAGCAGCAGCAGTAATGACATCTTGGACGGTCGTTTCGCTGAGGGGGTCGAGTTTAGCTTCAGTCGCCGCATCCTTGAAGCCGAGTCCAACAGTGGCGCTGATCTTAGCCTCGATACAGGACGAATGATGAGGGTCTGAACTCTTGAAACGCTTCGTTGCAGCCCAGTCGAATGGATGAGGCACAATCCCCGAGTTGACTGTACGATTAGAGATATTCTGGGAGTTTTCGATTGCCTTGTGTAGGTAAATACTCCAAGAAATACCGCCGGAGGGCTTCTCGAACATCGCCATATGTTGGCGGTTTCCAATAGTCACGCGACGAGCGCCGACATACTTTTCAGACTCGTCCGGCGATTTTCTGTTATTATTCATGCAGGTCCTCCTACCAGAATTTTAACTCGAAAAAGCCGAGGATCCAAAGGACTGTAGGATAGAGAGTATCTATGCCCACTCAAAAGAAGCGAGAAATCCTCGACGCCGATATCCGATTCATCAGCTTGTGTCCTCGCGGCAAGAATGGGTTCATGACCCTATTCAAGGCTGACACGGCAGAAGTACATTTCGTAGGTCTGACGAAGGAGTTGCCTGACTTTGACGAGAAGGGTGAACTACTCGCTGTCGTTTGGGCACCGAATATCCCCGACTCAGATGGGGACTTCGCCAGCACAGATGTCATCGAAAAGATGGCTCACTCGTACATGAAGAACGCAGCTAAGGTTGACATTGTTCATGATTGCCAAGAGCTTTCGAAGGACGCTGCTCACGTTACGGAATCCTTCATCATCCAAAAGAGCGATGAACGCTTCCTGGACTGGCCTGGCTACGACGGTAGTCCTATGGACGTGACCGGCGGCTGGGCGGTGAAGATGCAGATCAACTCTCCTGAGCTTCGCAAAGCGTATCGCGACGGCGAATGGCAGGGTGTTTCTCTGTATGGCCCCGCCAAGGTACGTACTGATGTAACTAAAGCAGACGCTATGCGCGAAGTCATTGTCGCGAAGAATGTGCGACTTAGCAATGCATTGCGTGCTTGGTTCGAGAAGGACGGCAATCTTGATGCCGTAGAACTAAGTGCCTTCCGCGCGTTCGACCGACCGGAACTCATTATTCAATTGACGCAAAGAATGACGGCTTCTATGGGCGCAGAGCCAGAGACCGCTATGGTCTTGGCCGCCAAGATCGCCAACGATACCTTAAATCAGCACCCGTCCGAGGAGGAAATCATGAACGAAGAGCAGGTCAAGGAAGCTATTGCAAAGGCGATCGAGGAAGCTACCTCTCCGTTGCTTGCAGAGATCGAGGCCCTGAAGAAGGCGGCAGAAGTCGAAATCGTTACTAGTGACGAGACGGTCGACGAAGAAGTCTTGCTCGCCAGGGCAGAAGAACAGCTTGATTCCGAGCAGAAGAGCGATGAGGAACTTCTGAAGGAAGCGGCTGAGACGGAGATCGCTGATCTCCGTAAGTCGGTAGACTTCAAGGACGCTGAGCAGATCCGAGCGTTCGTGGCCAAGCGCCGCGAAATCAATGCGGATCTTGCCAAGGCGCTTGGCGAGGAGTGCAAGTCGGGAGGCAAGCCTCGCCGCAATATCTCGCCGAAGGTGAGCACTGAAGATACCGAGGAAGCGCTGTTTGAGAAGGCGCGTCAGCATGGTAAGAATCTTGCTGCATATCTTAATGCGAAGCAGGGTGCGAAGTAATTTAACGAACATTACCACTATCAGGTACAATCAAGACTGATTCTCTAGGAGAAAAACTCAATGGTACTACACAAGACTCCTATGATCGCCGACCGAGTTGAAGGCCAGCGTCTGCGTCTTATCCCCACGTACACGATTTCGGCGATCTTTGCATCCGGCGCACTTAAGGAGTTGCCGCAGGGAACTGTCGTGACGTTTAACACGGCTACGAATCTGTGGCAAGAATGGGCTACTGGCGGGCTGAACGGCACGGGACTCGTCAAGGGCATCGTTATGAACGACAAAACTGATCCGCTGGTGCTGCAAGTCGCAGACACTGTAGTCGGCACTGTCATGCTGTCGGGTGAGGCCCACCGAGACGACCTCGTCTCTGACGGAGGTACTTCTGCACAGCTTGATGCGGCGCTACAGAGCGACGCTCGTGACGCAGGCATCATCGTTCGTAGCCTGGAGAAGATCCGCTAACCAGAAACAGAATCTAAGGAGCATAAAGAATGCCTACCCTCGTCCCCGAACTGTCTTGGCAGTCTCTTACTGAGACGATCAATGACATCAAGGATCCCCAGTCTTTTGTTCGTCAGCTTCTCTTCCGCCAGGAAAACACTCACTCCACGGAAACGCTGGAGATCGGCAAGTGGTTTGCCGGTCGCAAGATGGTGCCCTTTGTGCGAAAGAACTCTGTCGCTTATCCGGTCGCAGGAGTCAGCAAGAGCTTCCGCGTGATCGAAGCTCCGAACATTAGAGTCAAGCTCAGTTTCAAGCCGAGTCCTCTTCTTTTCGGACGTACGCCGGGCACTCCTGTCTTTGTGCCTTCTGGCGCGAACATTAGCCCGGTACAAGAACACATCGCGCTGGATATGCAGCATATGGCCGACCAGATCGCGAACCGCGTAGAGTGGATGGTGTGTCGGGCTCTCACTGGCGTCATCTCGTATGATCAAGACGACAGCATCGAGGCCGATGCTTTCGAGTTCGATTTTGCTCGAGATGCCGCCAACACGATCGTGCTGGCGGGCGTTGACCTGTGGAACACTACCACGGGGAACATCGCGCAGAACACGCGAGATGCCAAGCGGCTGGCGAATGATGCAGTTGGCGTCCGTATCACGGATGCAATTCTGGGGAAGACCGCAGCCAATGCCTTCCTAGATAACCAGAAGGTTCGCGACATTCTTAACCGCCGTAATGCGGAGCAGGACACGCCGCAGATTCTTGGCGGGGATTTCGACGGACAGGGTGCCTACTTCCTTGGCCGTGTCTTCGGCCTGAACTGGTGGGAGTATGCCCGCGAAGTGGACGACCAGGCTGGCGTGCCTGTCAATCTAGTTGCTGATGATCAGGCGTTTTTTGTCTCGCAGGATCCGCGTGCGGGCTTTAGCATCGAGTATGGTGCGATCCCCGACATGGATGCCTTCGACCAGGGTCTTATCCGATCCAAGCGATTCTCCAAGTCTTGGATCGAGAAAGACCCGAGCGCGACCATCGCCCTAGCTCATAGTCGTCCGTTCCCTGTGATGCGCCGCCCTGAGGCGGTCGTCCAGATGACTGTCGTCTAAGGTTATAATCCCGTACACTAAAGGCCGGGTAGGACATTCCTGCTCGGCCTAGTGTATGAACTTGAGAACAAGGAGAAGCCGAACCATGCAGTATAAGACAGCCGTTAATCTGTCTCTGACGGGTAAGATGCATAAACCCGGCAGTGTCGTCAGTCAAGAGGCTCTCATCTCTGCTGGATGTACGTCCGAGCAGATTTCCAACATGCAGAAGAAGGGTCAGATCGTCGCACTTGCTGCGCAGGTACATCCAGACGAGATTCGGCGCAGCAATGGCATTTCTAGAGCAAGCGAAGCTCAGATGCAATCCCCTAGTTCGTTCGATGCGCCGCGATCGCTCGGAGGCCCGGAAACCATTATCTCCCTGACGGAAGATCTGAAGCCATCAAAAGCTAAGACGGATGGTTTCCTGCCCGCAGACCTAAAAAGCACTGACCTCGACGCACTTGTCGTGAGCGCCTTGGAGCGAGTGCCTGACGAGGCTGTCGCGGAGATGAGCGAGTATTTTGCATCGGAAGGCCGTAATGCTGTTGTGATGTTCCTCTGCTTCGACGACGATGAGCGTAGTTTGATGGTGCGCGCTGTGCTCGAAGAAACGATGGAGCGAGAGGCCGAAATTCTTGCAGATAAGGTCAAGAAGAATACCAAGCCTCCGTCTCAGCAGAACATGCTCGGCGATGCAGGCTACAACAATACGCAGAGACTGTAGCGGCTAGGATATTTACCTGATGAGTGAGCCTATCTTCACTGATCTAGCCACGACCAAGCAGAAGCAGCGCGTCACCAATCTCGACGCAGGGCATGCAGTGTTGGATCAGTTGGACTTCGCTATAGAAACAGCCAGAGTCGAATTCTATACCAGACTAGGGCTAGCAAAACTCAATGCATTAAGCTCTATTATCCCCGTAGAGCCGCCGCAAACGGAGGACGAGTATCGCTACCTGATCGCATCAACGTGCGAGCAAAACATGCTGCGTTTGACTCTGTTGAGATGGCTAACAGTCTTATCTAAAGAAGGTAATGCTAGCCGCATCTATCAAGAGTGGAACGACGTATCTGCCTTCCGTGAAATGTCTTCTCGCGAGAAAGAGATTGAACTTAGTCGCCTTCAATCTGACATAGATAGGGCTCTCGGCATTCTCGACGAAACCATCGAGATCGGGACTCCAAGAGCAGGACGTGCTCTTGTGATTAATGCCAGTACGGACGGCGTAGGAGAGAACTCGCTAGAATGCTGGCAAGTACTCGGTAACTCACTCAGTTATTGCTCATGGGACAACTGGATCCAGAAGTAATGTCCGTTCACGAAAAGGTCCATGCTGTCCTTCGAACTGCATTACAGTTGGAGACTTTCCCAGTCATTACGTATGCTGCTGCACCTGAGCCGGACGGCACGGGGAACTACAGAGAGGTCTCTGTCGGACCGTCAACGATCAGGGCCGACTCAATGGAGGCGGCCCCTATCGGGGTCGTGATGAAGGACGCAGAAGACAGCAAACTCTTTGGCGAAGTGCTTCAGGACGTGGATAACTATATCTGGGTCCTTCTCATTGACTTCCGCCAGCCGGTAGACATTGAGCCTTTTATCCACAAACTAGGGCGCACGATCCCGATGGATAACACGCTCAAGACTCCGATTCTGTACCTGCGCGTGTCGTCCGTTGATATCACGTTTCCCCCGGCTAATGATCCGTCTAGCGGGGCTCATTTCAGGCTAGAACTCGAAGTTCGTCCAGCTCCGGTCGCTTCAGGTTAAAATACATTTTGAACTCTATTTCCCACGGAGAACTGAATCATGGCACGTAAAGGTATCCCCGATCCCCGCGACTACCTTCTGGGTCGCGGCGAACTCTTTTTTGGAGACGATCTTGATGCAGACGGTCGAGCGAAGAATATGCGTACTCTGGGTCACGCGGAGGCTTTCACCGTCACAGTCGAGGCTGAAACGCTAGAGCACTTCAGCAAGCTGAACGGCCTCTCGGTCAAGGATCGAGAGGTGGTCCTACAGCAGAACATCAATTTCACAGCGGAGTTGTCTGAGATCGACGTTGACAATCTCGCTCTCTTAATGAGCGGCACGTCTAGCGACACTGCGGTTATTGGCGCAAGCGTTGCTCCTGTGGCAGGAAATGACAACGTCATTGTCTCTGCTACCAACGGTCTTGGCAAGTGGTATCTGCTGTATGACGTAGCCGCACCGAGTACGTATCCTCCGGTGGCCGCAGACAACGCTAATCGAGTGTATCGCATCTCGCTCGTCTCAGTCAAGAACTCGGCAGGCACAGTGACCTACATCGAAGGGACGGACTACACTGTGGACTACGAGTTGGGGCGCATCCGTATTGAGGAAGACGGCTCGATCACCAACGGTTCTTCGTTGCTGGTCGCATTCACGTATGCTTCTTTGACTCTCAGCGAGATCCGTGCGCTTTCTTTGGCGCGCATTGCAGGACAGATGATGTTCATTTCGCGCAATGCGAATCAGACAGGTAACGGATCGCAGATGGAGTACATGTTCCATTCTGTGACCCTATCGGCTGAGGGAGATTTCGCTCTTGTTGGTGAAGAGTTCGCCACGTTGAGTCTGTCAGGTTCGGCCGAGACCAACGAGAAGACGTCGCCGAACAGTCCGACGCTGACGATCCGCCGACTCAGCGTCTAAACCTGTCTGAAGTTTAAAGGGAGCCCCGAGCATCGGGGTTCCCAATATCTCAAAAAACGGCAGCTTGGAGGCTACTATGTCGAACGAAAAGAAGGGGCTCGCGGCCATTTTGTCCAGTGTCAAGACGAAGCCGCATGTTATCGAGCTGGAGGGAGAGAGCATTGAGTTCTATCCCGTGCGCCTACGCGCGCTTTTGGCTGCGCAGTCGGTTGTCGCTGACATGGCGCAAGCCGCTGTCGGGTTGTTCGATCCGAATAAGGGCGACTACACGAAGAAGATTGTGGCCCATCAAGAGATCAATGTTGCAGAAGAAGGACAGCCGAAGGATATCGTCCCTGTCGAGACCACGACCATCGACGCCATTTCTCCTGTCCACGCTAAGGAGCGCATCAAGCGTCGTAAGGAAGACCTCTCAGAAGGTATCAAAGCCCTGCTCGACGAGGACAACATTCATCGCGTCTTGCTTCTGATTGAGGATTCTTCTCGCGGTGTCTGTGACACTGAAACGCTGGAGAACGCGACTACTGACGTTATCCTTCCTCTGTTACGTGCGACACTTACAGCCAACATGAGTGTGTTCGGTGGAGCAGTGGGAAAAGCAATGAGGGCCAAGCTCGACGAGGCGCTTGTCGCCGACGAGCTGTCGCCCGAGTAGACATCAACGACAGTCGTACTGAAGACCAGAAGTGGCGGGATTTCCGCGAAGCTGTGATGGAACTAGTTCATTTTGGCTTTGCGCCCGATGAAATTCTCGATTTAGCCCTTGACCAGTTCGACGAAGCACTCGAACTGATGATGAATGTCAGAAAACGGCACGGTCAAGAGGATCTCATTCGTCAGAATGTTGCATCACAGGGCGACGGAAAGGCCGTAAAAAGGCTGGCAAAGGATCTGTATACAAGGGACGGGGACCGTCCTATTGGCACAAAGAGCGAGCAGGAGTTCCTCGCCTCCTTTGCCAGAGGTATCTAGGGTAAAATACAGAGATGGCTAGCATTGATCGGGGAGGTCTTCGGTACGAGATTCAGGTCCTTGTTAACGGTATACAGGAACTCCGTAAGTTCCGCACGGAACTTACTGCAACTTTAAAGACTACGCGCAAGGTATCTCAGGAGCAGGTACTCAGCGCGCGCAGGCTGTCTACTCTCTCAATAGCAACAAACAAAGCTAGTGCGGCACAGGCCAAGGCGCGAGCCGAGACGGCCAAGGCTCTCATCGTCGAGCAGCGCCTTAGCACTGAACGCCAGCGCACTGCGCTTCAGGCTGAAAATGTAGCGGCTGCTGAACAACGCCTTAGCATTGAGAGGCTGCGCACTAGCACTCAAGCCAGAAAGGCTGCGACTGCTGAACAGCGCCTTAATACAGAGCGTCAGCGCACTGCAATTCAAGCTCAAAATGCTGCGACCGCAGAACAACGTCTTGCCACAGAACGACTGCGTACTGCAACTCAGGTTCAAAATGCTGCGACCGCAGAACAACGTCTTGCCACAGAACGCCAGCGCACTGCACTTCAGACCGTCAATATAGAAAATGCACAGGCCCGTCTCTCAGCAACGCGCGCTCGTGCTGCTCGGGAGGGGGAGCGTTTTGCACAGCAACAAGCGCGGGGAGCTGCTGCTACGAAGAAAGCATCGGCAGCACAGAGCTTTTTCGGGTTGCAGTTGGACAAGACGAACGAAAAAGGAAATCGAATTTCGTTCACTCTTCGTCGTCTAATTGGCATTCTTGCGGTTTTTAAGGCGGTGCGAGTAGGTACCAGTGCGTTCGCAAGTCTTATCACAACTGGTATAGAATTCAATTCGCAGATAGAGGCGAGCGAAATTGGTATCGCAGGTCTCCTTACGAACATCATCAAGACGCGTGATCAGTTCGGCAATCTGACCAACGAGAGCATCGGGTTCGCGAAAGCGACGGAGCTTGCGCGCTCACTAGTTCAGCGACTGCGCGCCGAGTCCCTACGTACGACAGCTACGTTTCCCGAGTTGCTGAGATCCTTGCAGGAGGGTCTCCCGTCCGGTCTGGCTGCGAATCTAGACCTCGATCAGATTCAGAAGGCAGTTGTGCTCGTATCTCAGGCTGCGAGCTCTCTTAATATTCCGCAGAATCAGCTTGGAGAGGAACTTCGTTCTCTTTTCTCCGGCACAGGTGCTGAACGCACAACGCGCATCGCTAAAGCATTCGGTGTCACTGCGGATAGGCTTAACGAACTCGTCCGAGCGACCAAGAATCCTGCGGAACTCTTTGCCCTCATCACTAATGGACTCGCAGGTACCGCAGAGGCAGCCAAGATCACAGCAGACACTTTCTCAGGTCTGAAGGCCCGTTTTTCAGATGTCCTAGGATTCATCGCATCTGTAGCAGGACAAGGACTCTTTACTGAACTTACGACTAAACTTCGTGCTATCGTAAACGCCTCGAAAGAGGATTTTGCTGACTCATTTATTGCAAACCCTAAAGCAGTCGCAGCTGTTGAACCGCTTTTCGATGGTATTCGGGATGCCGTCCGATCTATCAGTACTGAATTAGGGAAACTTAACTTTGTTAGCATCTTTGAGGCAACCAGTGCTATTGGAGAAGGCATCCGCGTTGTAGGTGTTATCTTTGGTATTGTGTTGCGCGGCATCATAGAAGGATTGGGAGATCTCTTTAGTATCGGCAAAGCGGTTTTTGGCATTCTCTCCTCTTTATTCGAAATGAGTGGAATAGAAACAGAGAATATCATTAATAAGACCTTACGCTGGGCCACTGTTCTGATCGTGCTTCAGACCATATTCGGAGCCATACTCGGCACTCTAAAACTCTTTG